CCGCAACCCAAACGCTTTACAAATTAGGTAAATAAGAATATATTTGGCATGTCAAAGCTGTTGCATTTGAAAAGCCGCGAGGCCCTGGGCCTGGAATGGGTGCGGCGGTGGGCGCGGCATCGTATTACGCAGATCAAGCGGGGGCGTAAGTATCGGGCGCACGAAACGAAGTTTAAGGAGGAGGAATTGGCTCTTTTGACGACTTTGTTGGAATTGGAACGCACTGCTTCAGCTATCTTAAAGGAGCGCGATGCCAGGGATGGTTAGCCGCGCCCATATGGACGGCTATAAGCGGTTGGCCGCTTCCGTGATCCGGCGGGCTATTGTGGATGCCCGCGCCGGGGATAGCAAGGCCGAAAGCTGGCTTATGGGGCCGATGTTGCCTTTTGGCGAGGTGCTTGATTTTGATCTGGAGCGTATTCATAATAAAATATCTGATATTATATCGAGTGAGGATGTTGAGATTCGTTTAAAAGACCTCCAGCACGGACGGCGATTTAGCCGGAAAGGATAGGCATGTCTGAAACCGCAGAAACCCCTTTGTCGAGCGAGAGCCAACGAGCGTATGCCCTGGGCTATGTGGCGGGTTTTGGGTCCGCTTTAACGCAGCTTTATTCAGGCTACCAGCGATTGTTGCCTGCTGCTGCTGAATCGAGCGCCCCGCCTACGGAGCAGGAAGCTCCAGCGCCCGAAGCAGCTCCGGTGGAAGCGGAACCGGTTCCCGCCGAAGATCTGGACCCTAATCTGGCGTCTATTTTAGGACTGCCTTCTACTATGCGGGATGCGCGGGGGTAATAGACTATGCCTGAAGCCTTATCAACCGTAACGGATCAGATGCGCCAGGGTATTCAGCTTATTATCCAATACCGCTGGGATAGCACGGGTAATATTTCCCAAATTGTGGCCGAAACGCTGGGGGTGGAGCGCAATACGGTTACGAAATGGCGTAAATCCCCCCTGTTCAGGGAAGAATTGCGGAAAGAGCTGGAAGCCTATCGTAATAATTTTGACGATGTCCAATTTGCCGACCGCAAGGAGCGGGTTAAGGCGCTGGACGAGTTGTATCGCAAGGTGCCCGACCAGCGGATTTCGCTAAAGATCAAGCTCTTGCAAGCGATTCGTTCAGAGGTAGGGGATGACAAGATCCGCAACCTCCATCTTCACAAGCACGAATCGCCCGATGCGGCTCCGCAGGGGCCAAATATCCCGCCTCGCGCTGCCAGTTATGAAGAGTGGATGGAGCAAAACGCAAAGGAAGTTATCGTAAGCACGAAAGAGGAAGTCAATGAGCCAGGAAAAGACGACGCTGGAGAAGATCACATCGCCCCTAACGGAGACACCGCAGGGTGATTTCGATGTGTGGAACGAAAACAAGAAGACGGCTGTGGTAGAACAGCTTTCTTGTCTGGATGAAGTAAAAACAGCCTATTTGGATGGGGCTATGGTTTATGTCCTCAACGACGAGCAGTATAATACCTGCCTCGATGCCCGAAACACTCTCGCTGGATCTGGATGAAACCCAGGTAGAACCGGAAATTTGGGCACCACAGCTTGGGCCGCAAGTGCGGGCTATACGGGCCTCTTTTGTCGAGCAGCTTCTGTTCGGTGGGGCGCGAGGCGGTGGTAAGACGGACTTCCTGCTGGGCGATTTTGCCGCCGATGTAGCTTCTTACGGTAAGCATTGGCGCGGCATTCTGTTCCGCCATACCTATCCTGAGTTGGATGAGATTGTCAATCGGGGCAAGCAGATCTTTTATTCCATGTTTCCCGGCACGGAATTCAAGGTAGGCCGTTACGAATTTACCTTTCCCAACGGCGCGTTGCTTCGCTTGCGTCATATTCAAGAAGAAAAAGACGCCGATCATTACCAGGGGCACAGTTATCCCTGGATTGGGTGGGATGAGCTGCCTAATTGGTCTTCCGACAAGGCATTTCGCAAACTAAAGGCGTGTTTGCGCTCGGCGCACCCTATTCCCAATAAGAGAATCCGCTGCACGGGGAATCCCGGCGGCCCTGGACACCAGTGGGTCCGTAAATACTTTGAAGTGCCCGCGCTCAACGAGCCAGACGGGCATATTATTAAAGGTAAAGACGGCCAGCGGATGTTTATCCGCTCCCTGGTCTATGATAATAAGATTTTACTGGATAATGATCCTGATTATGTAGATCGCTTGTATGGAGTAGGCGATACTCAATTGGTCAAGGCGTGGTTGTCGGGCGATTGGGACTCGTTTGTTGGGCAGTATTTTGAGGAATGGGACGGGGAGGCGATTGAGGTGCCTTCGTTTACGATTCCCGACGATTGGCCGCTGTATGGCGGCGTTGATTACGGCGAGACAGCCCCTACGTCTTTTGGTCTTTATACGGTCGATTTCGACAAGAATATATACCGTATTTGCGAGTATTATGCGGGGGACGCCTCGGCCTCGCAACATGCGTATGCCATTAACGCCCTTTTAGCCAGTTGCCCCTTTATCAGCTACGGCAGGAAGCCTTCTCCCATCTATTGCGATCCTTCCATGTTCGTTAAACGGCGATTGCATGAGCATATGTCTCACAGTCCCGCCGATGTGTTCCAGGAGCATGGACTGCATTTAAGCCGTGCTAATAATGACCGCATCACGGGCTGGCGGGTTATTCGGGATTTGCTAAACAAGAACCAGTTTTTTACTTTTGCTGGATGGAATGACAACTTAATGCGGACGGCCCCGGCGGCTCCTCGTTCGGAGAAGAACCAGGAAGACCTGGATACGCGATCTGAGGACCATGCGCTGGACGAACTGCGTTATGCCGTATCCCACATATACGCTCCTACCCCTCGGCGGGCTCCATCGGTGCGGAACCCCTTCTTGGGAGGAAATGTTATAAAGGAAATGTCACAGAAAGGAATTTCCGGTGGCTAAGCGAGAAACCAACCCGTTACCGCGCCACAAGGATATGTCCGATTCGGACATAGACCTCTGGCAGAAGCGAATCACCAACGTAACAGAGTTGATGAAACCGCGCCATGAGGAGTGGCGGCGGCTGTTGAATGCGTACAAACTGGAATTTGAAGTAGATATTGAGAATCCGCGCAAAATATCCCGCTTTTACCCCCTTGCTCGACAGATTATCGCCTCCGTTTCGTTTAATTACCCCCAGGTTCTCATGCGGGTGGAGGACAATAACAGGCAATATCAATCGGAAATACTGGAGCGCACGGCCAATGCCATGCTGGAGACGATCCAGGCCAAGCGGCACATTAATCAGGCCAGCTTTGATGCGCTATTCTGCTGCTTGGGGTGGTTGAAATATGGAGTAAACCCGCCCGGTGACGAGGATCTGGTGCCCCCTTATGTGGCAAACGACGGGATGCAGAATGGCATGTTCTATATCCAGCGGGTGTCGCCTTTTAATGTCTTTGTTGATCCGCTGTGCCCGCCGCACGATATGTCTCAGGCGCAATATATTATAGAAAAGATGCTGGTGCCTCTCGATTTACTGCGTAAGGACGAGCGGTTTCATCGCACGGGACAGATTACAGAAACGCCTGAAGAAGATCCCGAAGAGATGCTGCAAGATATTGATGGGGGCTATGAGGAAGGCGAGGACAAGGGCCAGATGGATAAGGCCAAGCAGCTTTCTCGCATGGTCGTTATCTACCAGATCCATGACCGCATAGGTAAGCGGCAGATCACCTTTGCCAAGGGCGTTAAGCAGCCCATACAGAATATACGGCATCCCTTTTTAGCGGGTGAGTCAGGCGTTGTTCCTGATCCATCGGACCCCAACCGCACTCTTTTAACTGGTGAATTCACACCCACTGGTGGGTATCTAGTTGAGGAGGGATTCCCCTTCCATGCGATCAAATATGACCTGACTTGCGATACATTGTATGGCAAACCCATGATGGCGTATGCCGAAGATACACAAACTGGTGTGATTGAGTCGGTAACTCGGCGGCATAATTGGCTGAAGCGGTTGGCGCTTGTCATTTTGGGAAACAAGAACGAGCAGGCCGAAAACCCCGATGCGGGGGAGCAGTTGGAATCGGCCAAGGATACGAGCCTTTTATGGGTCAGCGATGTTAACAACGCCTTCAGGGCGATGCCGATGGAGAATGTGCCCCCAGATCAGTTGGGCATTGAAAGCGATTATCGAGCGTATGAGGATCAGATCCTTCAGGTGGGGCAGTTGGTCAATGCGGGTCAGCGCACTTTGACCGCTACTCAGAGCGCGTTGGTTGCTTCGTTCAGTCAGCTCAACCGGGAATGGCTCCAGCAGGGGCCGGTAGGCGCTTACGAGGCAACGGTCTATAACGGTTTGCGGATCATGTCGGATGTGCGTTATACGCCGCGAAACTTCCTGGTGAACGTATCGGA